ATATAGGCTCCAATATCCTCACACAGTTCAACCTGACAGCCGATCAAATGGACCGTGTTGGCGATACGCTGACAGCAGCATTCACCCGGACCAATACTGATTTACGCGCGCTGGGCGAAACCATGAAGTATACCGGTCCGGTTGCCGCAAAACTTGGTATCAGTCTTGAAGAAGCGGCAGCCATGGCCGGGATGCTTGCCAATAATGGTCTTCGCGGAAGCGATGCTGGTACGGCCATGCGCGCAAGTCTGTCCCGCCTTGCATCACCGCCAAAAGCTGCGGCTGATGCACTGAAAGAGCTGGGGGTGTCAGTTGCTGACGCCAGAGGCAAAATGCGCCCGATGGAGGATGTGCTGCTTGATCTCTATAAGGCGACACAAAAATACGGACAGGTGGACCAGGTTTCCTTCTTCAAGGACATCGCCGGAGAAGAGGCGTTCGTTGGTTTGCAGACGCTTGTTGCGGCGGCTGGTTCAGGAGAGCTGCAAAAACTGACCAGAGAATTGCAGGGGGCAAGGGGAGAGGCCGATCGCGTCGCAAAAGTAATGGCCGATAATCTTGATGGGGACCTGAAAAATCTCGACAGCGCATGGGAAGGTCTTCGTATTCGCATCAGTGATCTGGTTGACGGTCCGCTGCGTTCTGTCACGCAGTGGCTCACGCGGGTGCTTGAAAAAATCACCTCGCTGGCGCAGGCCCATCCGGTACTGACGCGCCAGCTACTGATAGCAGGCGGTGCGTTGCTGGCAATGACTGCAACGATTGGCTCGTTGTCGCTGGTTATTGGGGTGCTTTACGGGAAGCTGGCCACCCTGCGTCTTGGTTTTGACATTCTTACCCGGTCAATGAATGTCGTCAGGGTGTTGCCTGCGCTGTGGGGAATGGTGACGGGTTCCGTTTCTTTACTGGGAGGCGCTATCGGGGCGCTGTTCAGTCCGGTTGGTCTTATCGTGGCTGCGCTTGCCGGAGCTGCCGTTCTTATCTGGAAATACTGGGATCCCATCAGGGCATTTTTTGCCGGGGTGTTCAGCGGGATTATGGAAAGGCTGACCCCGTTGCGCGAAACCTTTGAACGGTTTGGTCCTGTTTTTGACACAATCGGAAGCGGGATCAGCCAGGTGTTTAACTGGTTTAAATCGCTGCTGTCACCGATGGAGTCCAGCAAGGAAACGCTGGATAAATGTACCAGTGCTGGCGAGATATTCGGTAACGTTCTTGGCGGTGCGTTACAGCTTGTTCTGACACCTGCAAAAATGCTACTGGATACGCTGGCGTGGATACTTGAAAAACTTGGCGTCCTTCCGGATGAAGCGGAAAGAGCGCGCAAGAAAATCGAAGACGCACAGCGTGCGGCCATTCTTCAGGACAAGGTTGCCTTGCTTCAGGGTGACCTGGCGAAAATCAATCCGCCGAAGCCTGTGGAAAATGGCAATGGCACCGGAGGTAATAAACCCAAAGACAACAAACCGCTCACAGACAGCAATACCGGGACGCTACGCAGACTCAGCAAAATTGCTGATAACACAGGTAAGCTGGTTGATGAGACGAAAAAACGCATTGGCCCCGGCGATATTGTCTTTAAGAACCTGCCCCGCGCACTTGCTGTTCGTGGAGAGTGGCAGGAGCGGAAGATTGCGCAGGTCAGTAAGCCTGCCCCCGCAATTAATATCACACCCGTGGTCCCGGCTCCGCTGCCTCCGGCGCTGGTCCCTGTTGTTGCGGCCAGCTCCCGCCCGGTGGCGGAGGCCATACGATCTCCAGTGGCATCAGTTCCTGTAACTTCCCGTAACCGGGAGCCTGTTGCCTCCGGATTTGGTGGTGAAATTCATGTTCATCTGCATAACGTTGTTACGCAGAATCCCCGCGAACTGGCGAAACTGGTCGGTGAAATGGTCAGGGCAGAAATGGAACGGCGCGCCCGTGCCGGGCGTGGCAGTTTTTACGATAAAGATTGAGGAGTCATGGCCATGATGATGATCTACGGCATGTTTGTTTTTGAGCTGCGCACGCTGCCGCATCAGCAGTTACAGCAAAACAAAAGCTGGCGGCATGTGAAAAATGAACGCGTTAACCGTTCAGCAAGCTGGCAGTATATCGGTGCAGGTGATGATCGCATCGTTCTTTCTGGTGTGCTTTATCCTGAAATTACAGGTGGCGAAGTGTCGCTGTCGCTGCTGACCACGCAGGCGTATACAGGACGCCCCTGGCCTCTTATTGATGGCGTCGGGCAGATTTACGGCATGTATGTCCTGACCGAAACGAATACGACCCGTTCCGAGTTTGATCGCTACGGTAAGGCGAAAAAGATAGAATTTTCACTGACCCTTGAACGCTGTGATGAGGATTTGCGGGAGCGCCTGCAATCCTCATCGTTCAGCGATATGCTGTCCGGCTTCAAAGATAAAGTGACATCATCCCTTAACAGCGCGGCCAGTTCAGTTAAAGGGCTGTTCTGATTTAATGCTGGCCACTCATACCCTCATACCTGGTAATAAGTGGCCAGTCTTAACACTCACCATTTGATTGCACCAGTGTTAACGATTTGTTACTGGACATCAGACACGCTGGATAGCCAGTAGAAACATACCATTAAAATTATTACAATAATTGGTCACATGATTATCTTATGCTGAATAATAGAGATATGAATATTAATGAACTTAAAGATTGTATTCACTATGAAGTAATCGGTAGCGAGCGTCCTTTCTCCTGGCGAAAGGCAATTGTTCGCGTAATAAAACATAGAAGAGTTCGTTATTTATTTTGGTGGCGCATAGCCAAATACCTTTTTGATAAAGGCGGATACTGTCGGAAGATTGCGGGGAAAATAGAACGTTTCATTCTTGATAAATATAATGTAACAGTCCCTTTAACTGTAAATATAGGGAAAGGCTTTGATATTTCTTATCTCAACAGTGTTGTTATCGGTCACAAAGTAACAATCGGTGAAAATTGTTCAATAAAACCAGGGGTAACTATTGGGCTGCGTGGTGATTTTAATGATATGGATATTGTTATAGGACATAATGTGACCATTGGTTGTAATGCCACCATTCTTGGTGGCAAAGTGCGTATAGGAAACAATGTCACAATAGGTGCTCATGCATTGGTATTGCATGATATTCCAGATGATTCAACATTCATCACTAAATTTCAGTCTGAAGTTATCTGCTCGTCCTCCCGCACATAACCCTGATTCATCAGCTCTGGCCATACGATATCCGGAGCTGTACTGGTGTCAATTCTACTCACTAATACTCTGTATTTTCTCCAGGAATCCAGTTGTGAATTTTCCTCGTTTGTTGCTATTTCAAGATTAACTGCATCCTGCAGAATTGCGATGTTATCTGTTGCTTCCTGGATCAACCTTGCCTTTTTCTCTTCCGCTTCCCGTATCCGAAACAGTTTTTCTGCTTCCTCATCCTTCACCCAGGATACGCCGTCCCACTTCTGATACTCCCCTGCTGGCGACAACCAGGTGACATTCTCTGGTAGCGGTCCGGGTTCAGAAATAAACAACGCGTCCCCCGATGCCACGTCATAGACCGTTTTACCACGATGGTCTTCAACAATATTCCACGATTCATTTTCACTGTTAAAAACTGCCACAAAGCCAGCAGGAATTTCCGGTGGGGCGATATCTGTAGAATTGGCTGGCAGCCCTGTATGAGGTGGAATATATGCGTCACCTTCACCAATAAACTCATTAGTTCCGGCCAGCAGGTTATAAATTTTTACAGTACGTGATTGTTCACTCATTCTGAATGCCATTATGCAAGCCTCACAATATAATTAAATGCGATGTTTTTAACGGTGTTTTCCGCGTTACCAGCAGCGTTAACGGTGATGGTGTGTCCATGTGAACCAATCGCAACAGAGTGCGTATGAGCGCCAATACCAACAGTGTGTGCATGTGCCCCAGCACTTGTAGCGGTACCTGATACTGAGTGGGTATGTGCGCCAGAAGAAGGCACAGTTCCATTCCCCACCACCGTGCCACTTGATGCACCATCCAGCCAGTCGAAATTCATACCGCCACTGTTTGGTCTCCTTAATGGAACGGTATGAGTATGTGCGCCAGCACTATTTGCAGTACCAGATACATTGTGGGTATGTGCACCTGTGTTATTCGTTGATTTAGTACCGTAATCAAACGACGATGTGGTTTTCGTACCCAAATCCGTACTGGATGCGCTGGCACTGTGGGTGTGCGATTTAATGCCGTCCTGTTCCAGAGACAATACGGCCCGACCACTGGCGGGTTTGCCCTTGATTGTCCAGCCACGCATATCCGGGATCACGCCTGACGGATAAGCGACTGCAAGTTTCGGGTATGCAGATTTATCAAAAGTCTGTCCCTGCATCAGGGCGTAACCAGACGGCACAGTATCTGATGGCCACGGCAGCGGAACACCTGGCGGAAACGCTTCAATATTTGCCGAGCCGTCAAATTTTACGCCGTTAATTGTCCTTGCCGTTTTCAGCTTTGTTGCTGTAGCAGCATTGCCGGATAGTTCGCCAGAAAGACCACCGCTGAATGTCTGTTTCGCCGCCCATGTCTGAGCTTCGTCGATAATTGGCACACGTCTTGTCGTAATCGTGCGGCTTCCCGGATTTCCTGAAATGCGAACCATAAAAAAGCGGTAATTCGCTTTACTTACAGTGCTGCGCCATACATGCATTGAGCGCCCCGTACCGGAATCATCACTCGGACCAACAGCGATGTTTATCAGGTTGCTATCAATGACGCCCCAGTCCATACCGTCGGGAATATTGGTCATGTTATCAAGCCGAACGGTTATCAGACTGCCCGGCACAAAATCGTAGGTCTGCCAGTCCAGGCTGGTGAGTTTTGCCACTGCGCCACCGATCCCCATATTCAGGGGCAACGAAAAGGAGTTATACACTTCTCGCCATTCGGTCCATGTGCTCCCGGCGTAGACGCGCTCAAAAGTGCGCCCCTGTGTGGTTTCTGATTTTCCTGTGGTTGTGTAACGCTGCCAGACAGATACACCATCAAAACGCCTGATTACTTCCAGTATCCCAAGCAATGTCGCCCCAGCAGCGTCCAGCATCGGACCGTTTGTCGCCTTTCCTGTAACACTGTAAATACCGGGGTCGGTTAGAACATTCAAATCACCTTCGTAATAACGGCTCTCTGACTGATGACCGACTCTTAACCACGGTTCCCACTGCGGATTTGATGCATCCCAGCTTGCCGCAAGGCAGCGAACGTACATATTCCCACGACGAGTGGTATAACGTTGCGTTCTTCCATAATTCCCGCCTTCGAGGATCTCAAGCGTCCCCTGAGCAAAGCCGCCTTCCTCTGGATAATTGCGTTCATATGAAGCTATAGCCGAGCTACTGTTACGCCATAAACCAAGATGCTCAGCGGCTCCAAGCGTATTCAGGTCTATAGTCGTACTCAAAGGGCGGGTAGCTGATTGAGTGTGACGCCATACGCCCCACGGACCATCAGTGCCATTCCACTTATTGGCGAGTTTACGCATGTATACATTGCCGTCTCTCGTGATAAAACGTTGCGTGCCTGCAAAATTGCCAGCTGCAAAAACCTCAAGCACACCGACAGCATTATCTTCCGGGAAATTTTTCTCCAGTGTTGCGTTGGTGGATGTTGCTTTAGACCAGATGCCAAGATAAGCCTTAACGGGACCAAATGTATTCAAGTCAGCATCAAGCGGCATTTCGCCATTGTTTTTCATAAACGTCAGGCTGGTAACGCCAACATTGTCCAGAAAAGCGCCCTTATCTGGAATATCGTCACCGTTCTGGTCTTTCTGCATACGTTTTTCAGCATTGTCATAGGCTGCTTTTACTGCCTTTGGCGTTGCCGCCAGCTCTTCACTGGTGCTGTTTGTTGCGCTACTTAACTGAGTAAAACCTTTTTCTGTCAGCGTGGCGTCAGGATGGTGGCGGGACTGCTCATGCTCTGCGATTTTGTCATCGACGTAATCCTGCGTCGCCATCACTGTGCTGGCATCAATACTCAGCTCAACGGACGCCACGTTGCTGAGAATAATAACCATGCGGCAGGTCTGCGCACGTCCGGAGCCTTCAGCCAGTTCTGGCTTATAGCTTTCTGCCATGTTGGATACCGCAATCAGTGTTCCGGCATCGTCATACAGACCAAGCTCACGCATCCAGAAGCCGCCCACTTCGGGCGGTACAACCAGTTCAGCCACGATATAGTTTTTATTCTTGTTATCCACGCTGACTTTATTCAGAGCGTGACGCCAGACCTCATGCACCAGTTTCGTCTGACCGGCATCCGGCACCGGCAATTTGCCATCACCGTCACCCACGGCCATTGCAGACAGGTTTACTTTTTTCCCGCCGGGGACAGTGGCGGCAGCCAGCTTTGCGGCTCCGGCAGTAGTGATAACGGTTTTAAATTTCGTGCTCATTGTTTCTCACTTATCCGGGATAAACAGTAATAACATCACCATCACAGACCACACCGCCTGTATACAGATAGCCGGGAATGTCCTGGATAATGTTCAGACCGATAAGGTGGCGACTTGCGGGTTTGGCATCGGCAATCAGCCGTTCCATTTCCAGGTACATCTCCTCCGTGATGCCGCTTTCCAGCACACCGATATCAAGGCGAAAGGTGCCGGGCGGGTCGTTTGTCTCCCACCATTCCTTTACGTTAATGAGATAGCCGAGCGGCTCCACCACACGCCGGATTGCGCCTATAGTGCCTTTATGACAGTGGATAAAATAGGCATCGCGAATAACGGCGCGTTTTGTCGCTTCCGGCCACTTTTCATCCCACCTGTCGACCGAAAACGCCCATGCCAGCCACGGCAGCAAATTTGCCGGGCAGGTGTCCGGGTTCCACAGCTCACGAATCCTGACCGGCGTTTTTTCAATTTCCGCACAGGCTTTTGCGGCAGCAACTTCAAGCGGTGATGAGCCGGTCGGCAGCAGTCGCGAATCACTCATCCGAGCCTCCGGTCACGACGCGGTATTCGGTGCAGAAAGACGCCTGCGTACTGTTGAGCACGATGTCGGCCAGTGGTGCGGCCAGTTCGACACGCTGCACGCCTTCCACATGCAAAGCGGCATAAATGGCAGACAGACGGATGTCGCGCCCCAGCCGGTGCTGTGCCGTGATGTATGCTTCCAGTTTTTTCACGGCGGCAGCGCGGATGGGTTCGCTTTCGGGACCAGGGTAAAGATACAGCGTGGCGTTTATCTGGTATTCAACGATGGCGGCAGACTGCACGGTCACGCGGTCGGCCACCGGCCTGACGTCCTCGCCATTAAGGGCGTTACGCACCACGGCCAGCAGGTCTTCGGATGCGACGCCGTTATTTTCACGTGACAGCACAGAGATAGTGACGCAGGCCGGAGACGGACTGGTGACAGAGATATCCGCGACACGCCCGTCGGCACTGCGACCATGATACTGATAGGCTCCCACCGACCCGGCGACGCTTAAGCCCTCAAACGCCTGCTGAATACGCAGACGATAATCGGTGTCAGACTCCATCACTGCCGGTGTCGGCGGGATAGTCGAATCATCTGCCGGGGTGATAGTCAGGCGCGTGGTGTTGTAATTGGCACCAATCACATCAAGGTCATTACCGGCAGCACAGGCCAGCATCACCGCCCGTGCAGCCTCATTCACACGCTGACGCCAGATAAGCTCACGATAAGCATTTTCCTCCAGCAGTTTGACGAGAGGCTCAGATTCCAGCGTCAGGGTACGGGCGACCGCCTCCTGCTGGTCTTCCGGGTAAAGGGAAATCAGTGTCGCCTTGCGTTCAGCGAGAATGGTTTCAAAGTCCAGCTCCTCGACCACATCCGGTGCGGGTAGCTGGTTCAGGTCGATAATCGGCATGGTTTCAACTCACAGGGATGGTTAACGAAAGTGGCTGGCCGGTGTCGTTGTGCTGGCCGGTTAACGTGACCGTCATTCGCCCGTCAAAGCTGCGCGCCGTGGTGACGGATGACAGGGTGACGCGGGGTTCCCATTTCAGCACCGCCATGTAACAGGCGACCTTAATCTGCAACTCAAGCGCCGGGGTCTGCGGCTGGTCAATCATTGATGCCAGCAACGAGCCGTAATCACGACGCATCACCCGTGAGCCGACCGGTGTACGCAGGATATCGCCGATACTCTGGCTGATATGCTCAAGGTCAGTGACAGTCAGGCCATCACTGCGATTCATTCCGAGATAACGCGCTGTCATAGAGGTCCCCCTGTTGTGCCGCCACTGTCGCCGGGGTGTTTATGGGTATGCAGTACCTTACCGTTTGATGAGAGTTCACCGCCGGTGTGTTCAATGTTGCCGCGCATCGTCCCGCCCTTCTGCACTTCCAGCGTGCCGGTAATCAGCCTGTTGGTGCAGACCACCTCCGGTGTGTCCAGGGTGACGCGGGTTGATGCTTTCACCATGACCACCGGCACCGTGGCAGTAACAGAATCAGAAGCCGTCACGCTGGCCGTTTTAATTCCGCTTACCGTAAGTGCACTGGTTTCGGGTTCATACTCAATCACCGCCCCGTCAGGGAAACGGATATGCAGGGCATCCGCCGACGCAGACGGCGCGTGGTTATCGCCGGAATAAATCCCCGGCAGAACGAATGCCGTGTCGAGTTCACCGCCCACGGCCAGAATCAGCACCTGTTCCCCCACGGAAGGTGCCCACCATGTGCGCGAACGACCGGCGCGATGGGTCAGCCACTGAAGCCAGTCGGTGCACATGCCGCCGGTCTGCACACGGCAGCGACCGGCGTTAAGGTCGGTTTCGACGATAATGCCGGTGCGGATCATGTTACGCAGTGCGCGCGCGAGTTCCTGAATATTTGCGAGAGTGTTCATAACGGGAAGGATGCCGCCGGGTCATACCGGCGGCAATGTGACGATGAGGTGTCAGGAATGGCACAACTAACGGTCGAGGTGAGCCAGAATAATCTCTTCAATCATCTGCACATCCTCACCGGTAAAGCCGAGCAGAGGACGCGCCGGATAATCAATTTTCTTACCGTCTTTCCGGTTTTCTTCCGACAGACCGAACTGATGCACGCTGGCGATTTTCGGTGACTTCCCGCCGTAAAACTCCATTGATGCCTGTTCCGGGCTGGCGCGGATATGCAAAAAACGACTGGTGATAAGTTTCGCAAACATTTTTCGCTTAACACGACCAGTCTTTTTTCTGGCGCTCTGCTGCTGGCGTGGCGCGTAGGGTGTACCGTCCGGGGCTTTCTGGGCCATCACCCGACGCTGCTGACTCTGCCGCAGACGTTTCGCCAGTTCGGCACTCAGTCGCCGACGCCCTGACGGTGACAGCGACTCAATCAGTCCGGTCAGCCGGTCTTCAAAACGCTTAAACTCATTCATCCCACTTGCTCACCAGTTCGCCATTGATATAAAGCTTCATCGGGCGGGTGACCGGCTCCGGCGGCGTGGGTTCCGGGATATTCTTCACATGCAGCGCGCCGTCCACCTCACTGACCAGCGTGCGTTCGGTCAGCATCAGGCTGATGCTGATATCAAAGCTGCTGTCATTGTTGATGTCTGCATAAAACGTGAAGCCCTTTTTCTGGCCTTCGTCGGTGGTCATGATGTCGGGCTGATTTTCCCGCAGCCACGCCAGCACCGGCACGATGAGCAGGTCAAAATCACCGGTAAAGTCGGTCACAATCACATTGAGCGTGTAACGCTTTTCGAACGACAGCGACGTCGCCAGCGTGGAGGCAATACTCCCGTTATCCACGAATATCCGAAGCATCTCTGGACTGGTTTTCAGCACCGTGACGGCATCAGTCAGCGCCCTGCGCAGGCTGTCGGGTTTGAGCATCGTTTTCGTCCTGACAGTGTTTAATCATTTTTACCTGGCTGGCGCAGCGTGCCAGCGCGTTCTCAAGCTGCCGGATATCGGCACTTAAATCGCCGTTCGTCTGCGGGTCACTGCCCGGCATCGGGCAAAGGCTCACTTTCGGGCAGGCGTTGTGGACAATCACTGGCGTCGGTGCAGGCCGGGCGCTGGTGCAACCGGCGCACAGCATCAGGCAGGCCAGCGCCGTACCAGCGGCGAAAATCTTCGTTTTCATTCAGTAACCTCGTGATGGTTTTCTCGCGCTGTGCTTCACGCTTCGCCGCGTTCTCCAGTTCCTGACGCAGTGCCACCTGCGCCAGCTCGTTTTTGTCTGCTCTGGTGAGGGCAACATGAAGCTGATTTTTCAGCATGGTGATGGTCGTCTGCTGTTCACTGGCGACGTTGTTCGCCCTGTCCAGCGAGGCGCGCAGGCTGGCATTTTTATGTTTCACCAGAAACAGACCGGCCACCGCCAGTGATAACAACACAACCAGCACAGTCATCAGCTTTGACATGGTTCCCGCCCCTCAAAACGCTGACGGCAGGCCGTACGTATCAGCCGGAAGAACACCGATGCCACGAGATAAATCAGCGCGGTAAAAATCCACCCGGCAGCGACCAGCGAGATAAACGTCGCCACCATCACTACCAGAGCCACTGACCGCCTGCGCCACGGCACCGGCTGCAAAAACAGCGACGTGACAATCTTCACGGCCAGCGATTCCGGCGGCAGCTCCCGTCCGTAGCGTTCCAGTACATACTCAGTGGCATACACACCGACACCACCGGCAACCACACAGATAACCGTCGCCAGAATCGCCCAGGTGGCGACAAAACTGACGGCCACGCTCTGAGGGTAAATCAGGGACAGTGCCAGCATCAGCGCCAGCGACACGTTCAGCATCAGTGAAAGGGATAATTTCTTCATGGTGTTTACTCCGTTTAAGCCGGTACGCCGCCAGCGGTACGCCAGACGGTGACCAGTTTTTCCAGTGAATGCTCACGCTGACCGTAACCGGCACCCGGCAGGGACGCCCAGATATTGCGACAGCGTGAAATGGCGCGCTCAATGCGTCCCGCCCGGATGTCATCCAGTGCACCGCGTTCGCGGATCAACTGAATGGCGAGCCTGTCCTGTGACAGCGGACTGAAATCCGGCAGGGCAAGCTGTTTGCGGTAGTGCGGCCAGAACAGGTAAAGCTGCTGATAGCGACCGGAGGCCGTGGATTTTTCACCGCGACGGTTAAACACCTTCGCCGGTCGGCCATGCGCGAACGGGTGGTCACTGTAGTCAGTGAAGATTTCCGGCTTTCCGTCCAGTCCGGTGACTATCACGTCATAGCCCCGGTTTTTCGTCAGCGGATGGTTCGCCGTCCCTTCGGACACGGCCAGCATGTCGAGAAAGGCGGCGATATTCTGATGCGTGTTAATTACCGGCATTACGGTTTCCCCCTGCCCTTAAAGCGGCGCTGAATGGCAATCTCAATCACCTGATAACCGGCGATACCCAGCATGGAGCCGATACCGCACACCGCAGGCAGTGACAGGTCAGGAAACTGCACCAGAACAACACCGGCAACCATCGAGACAAAACCACCGAGCAACATGCGCCCGATAAACAGACGCGGGGTGATGGGTTCACCACCGGCAAGCACCTTGCCGACAACAATCAGCACCCCAATCATGAAAAGCGACAGGACGCTTTTTTCTTCTGCTGTCATGCGTTACTCCCACAGATTGACAGTTTCAGCCACGGGCGCGGTCTGAACGTCGGGCAGTTCGACGGCGGTGCCATGTGGCAGCACCGCCCCCAGTTCAGCCAGTCCCGGATTTGCGGCGAGCACGGCTTCGACCACGCCCTCAGTGCGCCCGTAATACCGGACACAAATGGCGTCGAGCGTGTCGCCCTGTAGCGCAAAGGTCTTCATCAGATTTGACTCACGATGCAGCGCGGCTTGTCCTGGATGCGCGCCACTGCCCAGCGCATATCCCGCCACAGCTCATCAATGGTGCTGTCAATGCTGTCGGCCTTCTTGTCGCCTTTCGCACTGGCATCCACGCCGCGATAACGCTCATAAAGCGACGCGGTCGCCATCGCACACACGGCGCGCTCGTAGTAAAAAACCTTCATGCTTTCACCGTCGATATCGTCCGCCGGAACGTCCGCCAGACGCGTAAAACCGGCAGCAATTTTCTGTTCGCGGTACTCGTACAGCTCCGCATTCGTTTCAGCCATGCCTGACTTGATGGCCTCACGCAGACGGGCGGGGGCGACGGTCTGCTCAAGGCGCATACGTTCCCGGACGCGCTTCGGGTCGATATCGGGAAAAAAGAACGTGTTTTTAATCACCGGCTCGTCGCCTGCCGGTTGCGGGATGACCACCGTACCCTCACCGGACACGGGAGCCTCCTTTCGCGGAATAATCAGCGTCATCATGACTACCTCTGAAAAGTCGGGCGGTGGACGCCGGTACAGTGTCAGGTGATTCACCCTCACAGACCGGCGTGCCGCCCTGGCGCGGGGCGCATTCGGTTGTTAACTGGCTTTCTTTTTCGGGCGTCCACGTTTTGCCGGTGTCGCACTCCGGGTCTTACGCGTGGCACGGGTGGCCGCTTTGGGTTGCGGCTCCGGCTTCGGTTTCAGCTCCCGCTCCAGTCGTTCAATCTCTTTTTTGACGCCTGCCTGACAGTCGAGCTGTGTCGCACGTTGCAGGTGCGCCAGCGCACCTGCGGCATCACCACCGTCACGCAGAAACAGACCGGTGATTTTGTGCAGCTTTGCGCGCACTTCATCAGGCATGTCAGCCGTGGCGGTCAGTTCAAGGGTGTCCGTCAGCAGGCGGGTATCCACAGACTCACCGGCAGCGTGGGCACGCATGGCCGCAAGCGCCACCTCCTCGGTGAACATGTACGGCGGGGTGCGGCGGTGTTTACCCGGCATGGTCAGACCGTACTTCAGGGCATAACGGGCAATCTCCAGCGCACCGGCAATATCGCCGGTATCCAGACGCCACAGCATGACCGTCATCAGAATGTCATCCTGTGCACCTTTGCCCTGCTCCAGCACGCCGTTCACCCACGGCAACCAGAACGGCAGCAGTTCGCGTTTTTTCGCGGCCTTCAGCTCTTTTGAATAAATCGCTTTCAGTGTGCGCTGGTCTGCGGCGAGCTTAACCAGCATCTGCTCATAGACAGTTGCATGTCGCAGCGGGGCGGCTTCCCGCTGCGCGGTCATCGCTGCCGAGACCCGCATCATGTGGCGCTGTGCGGGACTCGTCATCGGTTACGCTCCCGGCTCTGCGGTCGCCTTAGCCGGTGTGGAGAAATCACCGACCTTAATTTTTTCCACCAGACAACCGGCGGCGTAGTCTTCCACCACGTAATCAATGTTCATTGACTCGTAGTTCTCCACGCGGTCGAGTTTCGGGTTTTCCACAATCACGCGGCGATGGCTGTCATCCATGTAGTAGATGGACAGGTTTTCCAGCTTCGTGATGAGCATCGCATCCGCCGGGAAGTACGGGACGCGCACCGCCGGCAGGTTACCGATGCGTTTCTGGCTGATGATGACGTCAGCGGCCAGCATTTCGCTGTTGTCCTGTTCCTTGTTAACGATGGGGAAATACTTGTCCGCCAGTAGCTGACGTCCCACAATCACCACAAGGTCAGGGTCTTCCTGATACCACGGTTCAATCAGGTTGTTGGTCGCATCCATCACCAGTGCATCGAGGCTGGCATAATCACCGCCCTTACCCACGCGGATAACCTCAGAGGTCGTGTGACCTTCCTCGTCAGTAACCTTGCTCATCACGCGCGCCGGGGCTTCATTGCGGTATTTCTGCAGCCAGCCGACCGCCACATCCTGCAGCATCGGATTGCTGCTGCGGTCAGAGGTTTCGGCACGCTTCACGCCGTTAAAACCGGCCATGATGAAATCAAGGGACTGGCGTTTGATAATGGCGTTACGGACACGGAGCTGGAAATCCTGATAACGCGCCCACAGGTCCAGCGTTTTGTAGCGGATATAAAAATCGAAGTTAATCTGGTCGCATTCGTACTTGTTAGACGCCAGCTTCGAGAAGTCCTTCGGCTGACGCTCGGTGCCACCGGCGGTGTCGGTGGTGCTGGCGATGGAGCCGGTGACACCGATACCAATTTTTTCCCCTTTCATTTCGCTGACCGGCACAATGTTGATGCGGGTCAGAAAATCAGAGGACTCCTGCATGGTGTTCATCAGGGTCTGGGTGACCGACGGTTCAACGGTGAATTTTTTCGACACATCACCGGCGTCGATGCCGTTCAGTTCGGCAACACGGGACAGGTAGGCATTAAATTTAAAGCGGGTTTCCTGGCGCATAGTTTTTCCTGAAATTAAGGGTTAATCGTGAAGGTTTTCCCGGACTGACTGACGCCGGTCAGCAGTTCGTCAGCAGGGCATCACCGCCACCGCCAGTGGCCTTGCTGCGGCGCTGCTGGGTCAGACTTTCGGTGTGGTCGAGACTGTTTTTCAGGCGGGTGAATGCCTGGCTGGTTTCATCCGCCCTGTCAGTCACCTCCTGCTTAAGAGCGGAAAAGGCGGTTTCCATCTCAGCGAGGCGCTGCTCAGTGGCGCTCAGTTTTTCCTGCACATGTTCAGCAACAGCGGTCACCGCTTCATGCACGTCATTCAGACGGGCATCATCGCTGGCCTGTTTGCGGCCAAAAATGGACTTCACCTTTTCGGTCAGGGCGGTGAACACGGTTTCAGGCAGGTCTTCAAATTCCAGCTCAACGGGCGTTGCCACTGAAATCAGGTTTTCAGGGCTTAATTTGAAGCGGTTCAGGGGGTTGTGTTTTGCCGTGCGGCAGAATTCCAGGTATTCCGTGCCGAGGCTTGCCGGGTCATCGGTGACGGCCAGACCCACCAGATAACATTTGCCGGTGTTGGCAAAGTTCGGCTGAATTTCCATTGAGGTATAGACCTTCTGCGCGGCCTTGTTCATCGCGATAAGGTCATCGGTCGGGGTGATTTTCGCAAACAGCGCCCATTTGCCTTTCAGCGCCGAATCATCGTCAATCTTTTCGGCCTTCAGTTCGACCACATCGCCATAACGCTTAAAAATACCGTCAGGCAGGATGCCGCGCAGATGTTCCAGGTTAATGCGGCAACCATAGACTCGCGGGTCAAAGGTTTCGGCCATTTCCTGAATATCCTGCGCACTGATGACACGCCCGTCACAGGTGTCACCCTCAACGCCGATACGAAAGAATTTTGAGACTTTTTTTGCCATTGTCAGGAGTCCTGAATAGTGATTAGAGGAGTCACATGTCGGCATCAGTTTCCCGACGATGCGCATCCTCCGCCATCAGTCCCGGATGGCTTATCACTGACACAACAGCACCTTAGCGAATCGCGGGACGCGACTCAGTAGCCTTGCCGTGTATTCATCACGGCGAGGTATTCATGACCATCACCACAGACACCACTCTTTTACACGACCCGCGTCGTCAGGCGGCGCTGCTGTACTGGCAGGGGTTTTCCGTGCCGCAGATTGCCGCCATGTTGCAGATGAAACGCCCGACGGTGCAGAGCTGGAAACAGCGCGACGGCTGGGACAGCGTTGCCCCCATCAGCCGTGTCGAAATGAGTCTGGAAGCGCGGCTGACCCAGCTCATCATCAAACCGCAGAAAACCGGCGGTGACTTCAAGGAAATTGACCTGCTCGGACGCCAGATTGAACGACTGGCACGGGTCAACCGTTACAGTCAGACCGGCAACGAGGCAGACCTTAATCCGAACGTCGCTAACCGCAACAAAGGCGGGCGTCGCAAACCGAAAAAGAATTTTTTCAGTGACGAGGCCATCGAAAAGCTGGAGCAGATTTTCTTTGAGCAGTCTTTCGAATATCAGTTGCACTGGTATCGCGCCGGGCTTGAGCACCGCATCCGCGATATTCTGAAATCCCGCCAGATTGGCGCAACGTTTTATTTTTCCCGCGAGGCACTGCTGCGCGCCCTGAAAACCGGTCATAACCAGATTTTTCTGTCGGCCAGTAAAACACAGGCGTATGTGTTCCGCGAATACATCATCGCCTTTGCCCGGCTGGTTGACGTTGACCTGACCGGTGACCCGATTGTCCTGGGCAATAACGGCGCAAAACTGATTTTTCTCGGCACCAACTCCAACACCGCACAGAGCCATAACGGCGACCTGTACGTCGACGAGATTTTCTGGATCCCGAATTTTCAGGTACTGCGTAAGGTGGCATCAGGTATGGCCTCACAGAGCCACCTGCGCTCGACCTATTTCTCCACCCCGTCCACGCTGGCGCACGACGCCTACCCGTTCTGGTCCGGTGAACTGTTTAACCGGGGACGCGCCAGCGCCGCCGAACGCGTGGAAATCGACGTCAGTCATAACGCCCTTGCCGGTGGGCTTCTCTGTGCGGACGGCCAGTGGCGGCAGATTGTCACCATTGAAGATGCCCTGAAAGGCGGCTGCACGCTGTTCGACATTGAGCAGCTCAAACGTGAAAACAGCGCCGACGATTTTAAAAACCTGTTCATGTGTGAATTTGTTGACGACAAGGCGTCGGTGTTCCCGTTCGAGGAGCTGCAACGCTGCATGGTCGACACGCTGGAAGAATGGGAAGACTATGCGCCGTTTGCCGCGAATCCGTTCGGCTCCCGCCCGGTATGGATTGGTTACGACCCGTCACACCGTGGCGACAGCGCCGGATGCGTGGTGCTGGCACCGCCGGTGGTGGCCGGTGGCAAATTCAGAATACTTGAGCGTCACCAGTGGAAAGGCATGGACTTTGCCACCCAGGCTGAATCCATCCGCAAACTCACCGAAAAATATAACGTCGAATACATCGGTATTGATGCCACCGGCCTCGGTGTCGGCGTGTTCCAGCTCGTGCGCTCGTTCTATCCCGCCGCGCGCGATATCCGCTACACGCCGGAAATGAAAACTGCAATGGTGCTCAAGGCAAAAGACGTTATCCGCCGTGGCTGTCTGGAATATGACGTCAGCGCCACCGACATCACCAGCTCGTTCATGGCTATCCGCAAGACCATGACCAGCAGCGGACGCAGCGCCACGTATGAGGCCAGCCGCAGCGAGGAAGCCAGCCACGCCGACCTCGCCTGGGCGACCATGCATGCCCTGTTAAATGAGCCACTCACCGCCGGTATCAGCACCCCGCTGACATCCACCATTCTGGAGTTTTACTGATGAGCAAGAAAAAAGGGAAAACACCGCAACCTGCGGCAAAAACAATCACCGCCAGCGCCCCGAAAATGGAGGCATTCACCTTTGGCGAGCCGGTGCCGGTACTCGACCGCCGTGACATTCTGGATTACGTCGAGTGCATCAGTAACGGCAGATGGTATGAGCCGCCGGTCAGCTTTACCGGTCTGGCAAAAAGCCTGCGTGCTGCCGTGCATCACAGCTCGCCGATTTACGTTAAACGCAATATTCTGGCTTCAACGTTTATTCCGCATCCGTGGCTTTCTCAGCAGGATTTCAGCCGCTTTGTGCTGGATTTTCTGGTGTTCGGTAATGCGTTTCTGGAAAAGCGTTACAGCACCACCGGTAAGGTCATCAGACTGGAAACCTCACCGGCAAAATATACCCGCCGTGGTGTGGAAGAGGATGTTTACTGGTGGGTGCCGTCCTTCAACGAGCCGACAGCCTTCGCGCCCGGCTCCGTGTTTCACCTGCTGGAGCCGGATATTAATCAGGAGTTGTACGGCCTGCCGGAATATCTCAGCGCCCTTAACTCTGCCTGGCTGAATGAGTCGGCCACGCTGTTCCGCCGCAAGTATTACGAAAACGGCGCACATGCCGGATACATCATGTACGTTACCGATGCCGTGCAGGATCGCAACGATATCGAAATGCTTCGCGAAAACATGGTGAAGTCGAAAGGCCGCAACAACTTTAAAAACCTGTTTCTCTATGCCCCGCAGGGGAAAGCCGACGGCATTAAAATTATCCCGCTCAGTGAAGTGGCGACGAAGGACGATTTTTTTAATATCAAAAAAGCCAGCGCCGCTGACCTGCTGGACGCACACCGCATCCCCTTTCAGTTGATGGGTGGCAAGCCGGAGAACGTCGGGTCACTGGGCGATATTGAGAAAGTGGCAAAGGTCTTTGTCCGCAATGAGCTAATCCCGTTACAGGACAGGATTCGGGAAATAAACGGCTGGCTCGGCCAGGAGGTCATCCGCTTTAAAAACTACTCACTGGACACTGACAACGGCTGAACATCGCCGCCTGCGGGCGGCTTTTTTACACCCCGTCATCACGCCCTCACACGCTCACCACCGCACAAAACACCCCGCAGACACACCAACGCCCTAGCAGGCCAAGTAAACGCCTTCACGACGCGCTCAGACGCTGAAAAAATAAAATCCGCACCACCGCCAGCGCGCAGTGCTTTCCCCGCCTCGCCCGCCCGCTTCATGGGTCGGTTTTAATGCAGGTGCATGACATGATTTCTCCGCGCCGACACTGGCACGGAGCACTCTTAACAGATAAACAATAATCATGCATTCTAATGCAGCAACATAAAAGTTTATAATTTCCTCAACAATTTCCCATTGTTCTTATCAAAGGATATCATTGTATAGTCATACCCTTCTAATGCCTCTTTTAAGACATTTTCATCTTCTGATGTAGCAAAAATGATCTGCCCTTGTCCTTTTGTTGTTTCTGCAGCATCTTTAAGTAACTCGGCAAAACTTACTTTATTTGCTTCTTGTTGACGAGGCTCATCAAACACAATCAATCCAGGGTGATTTGTTTGAAATTTAGAACCAACAACAAATAAACTTATTAAATAACCCCAAATGATTCTTATTCCATCACTAGCTGATGTGTCAAAACCTATATCATATCCTTCCCTAGTAGGTAAGTAATTATCTTCTGATATTGACACAAGTTTAGAATCAAAACTTGTAAAATTATATTTTTCTAATCGTGCAACGACTTCTTTATTAAGAAATTTTAACTTATCGGCATCATTACGCGACAAGAAATTATCTGGCAACCCTTTTCTTTTCGCGATAAGCTTTTTATATCTACGGTGTAATGAATCCAACTCCAGTCTAATGTCCAATATACTTTTAATGCCATCGTTAATGGCATTAATTTTATTCTCAATGTTTATTTTACGTCTCAGAAACTCCTCCTGAACAACCATTGAGGGATATTTTGACTCCCTTAATGCATTAATATCAACTCTAATCTTGGCTATTTCCCCCTCTAAATCACTCCTCTCAACATCTTTAAGCTTTAATTGCTTTTCACTATCCGACAGAACAAACTCAAATGCTTTTACTTGCTCTTTAATAAAGTTCAAACTATCTTCATATGTCATCAGATTTTCTTGCGATGAAAAACTTAGCAAATTATCATTATAACTTGCACCACAAGTCGGACAAATATTTGACATTAAATCTGTTGACTTATACGCATCCGAAGATGATATTTTCTTTAAATCTTCATACTTCCTTTTATCTTCCAACAGATTATACAATCTGTTTTTGGTCGCCTGAATTTGATATTGAATATAACTTCTATGCTCACAAATCTCTTTAATCTTTAATTCCAGAGAGTTAATTTCATCATTTTTTTGACCTAATAACTTAACCACTGATAATTGTAAAGTTTGTTCTTCTTGCTCACCAAGAGTGTCAAACTTAATTTCTTGCAACTCTTTTTCCAGTTCATTACGAACATCAACAATAGATCTAACGACACTACCATTTTTAATAATCAAATCTATCTTATAATGATCAAATTTTGCCACTGGTTGTTCAGGAATCCCTGTGACAACTGACGACAATTTAGAAGCAATAACTTCTGCATTGTGTTTAATTAACTTCCAATCATGATAAATAATATCAAGTTCATTTCTTAACGAACTACGCAATAAAATATTATCATTAACATCAAGAGACATTAAAAATTCTAGAGCTCTTTTCTTTGGCTCTTTAATTCCAAATTGTGTTGGTACAGTCGCCATAATTGACGACCATCCTTTTTTTTGCTCAACATACCATGCAGGGAAAAGTACGGATGGATAAAGAATAGTGTCCTTCCCATTATGGTTTGGAACATTTGGCAAACTCCAACCTATAAAATCAGCTAACCACTTATAGAAACCACGTTCCCTTTCAGTATCGCCCTCTCTATGTAAAAAATAAGTACCACTCTTACTTTTTACATTATTCTTCTCATCTATATAAATAACATTATTATTATCGTGACCGATAATATTCCTTTTCAAAGATGCTTCTATTCCCTTATGATTCTTTATTTTTAGCAAAACATAAGATGATATTACACTAACTTCAACATTATCTTTTGTCGTTAGTGCTCTAGTCAAAGATGGAGGGAATGGGATTTTTCCAGAACCGACACCTAATGCCTTTTCCATCCCAAGTGCATATGCAATCCCATTCATGCAAGTTGATTTACCATGAGAATTCTCAACTCTTAATAAAAACAAGCCATTTGAAAAAGGTATACTAACACCATAACGCCCATCCGAAGTATTTGCTACTAACTCCAATGAAATAATTTCCAACGACATATTAACCCACCTGAAATATTTTATTAATGTTAGTTTCGGACAGTCCAGCCTTATGTTTATTTAGCACCAACCTTTCTTCTTTGAACACATCAAGAGAAAGCAATTTCTCAGCGACCTTAAGCCCCTTTTCATTTATTTTGAACGCTCGTTCATTTCTCAAAATAAAATCCTCTGCTAATAATAGCTGTATTGCTCTATCTAAAGTTGGATCCAATCTTACTTCAGGCTTTAAACCTTCTTTGTTTAAAAGCCAGAATTCAAACATTGCTTCATTATTCTCTGACTTTAACATCCAATTAATTAAATGAAGTTTTTTTAAAGAACAGCAACCAGCTCTCCCTGTGACAAGGAATATTATCAGCAACAAACTGCAACGCCACAATGGTCTCATATCACATGGCAAATGTTCAGGTCGTTTATTAAACGTAAACGGCCTTCCTATTATTTCATCTATCGTTATATGCATTTGCTTTTCCATTCTAAAAATCTAAAGGGCATCTTATAAGCCAATCAGAAATAACTCCCCATGTTATCTTATCCAAGTCAGCCTGTTTAAGCGTACTAACTTCCTCTTCAATACATTTCTTTAACAAAGCGATTTCATCTTTCATTATATCTGATGGTTTCGCATCTGATGAAGTAAGAAGAAAGAGACCTACCAAATTACGTTCTCTATGTTGAACACAGTTATAGATAATTTCATAGATATCAACCCAGTCTCTCTTCAAAGCATCCAGCAAGTTTTGATAATCAAGATATTTTTGTATTAAAAACTCTCTATATAAACCCTGCCTAGATACATCATCATTTATCTTAGGTAATTTTAAATTTAGCTTATCTAAAAAAGATGTATTTTCACTAATAAAGTTAGCAGCATTCTCAGCCGTCGCATCATTTATATTAAAGCTTAATTGATAGTTATTTTTGCGAAGAAAGAACGCTTCTTCTATATAATTTCGATCTGTTTGCACTACTATTTGAAAATCATCAGCAACGTAAGAAACCCCTAACTCTCTTACTTTTAATGATTTTTTTGTGCAATATTGACTTAATTTCGCCGATTTATTATATGGTGTAGCTAATATCCAGCGGCTAATTTTTAATGTGCCAAAAAGTTCCTCTAATTCTTTAATGTTATCCTGAGAAAACTTTTTTATATCAGTATAAATCTTTTTTTGTTGCGCTTTATAAAGCTTATCAATATCACTCGACTGCTCAGGCAAGTAACACTGAAAAACATGACCACTCAGAGTGTAACACTCCAGCCCAAAGTCGCCTCCATGCTCATCTGGCAAGTCACAACAGTTAGCAGGCTTATAATGTAGCCAAACAATATTTTTGAAATATGATTCCCACGCTTTTGGGTCACTATAAGGATCGTTATACATCGCCAAGCCCATAAATCAATTTTTTGTAGTATAACTTCTTACACATCAAAGAGTAAATCCACCTAGTTTGCAAATTATCAACCTACAAGAGTGTTTCGGTGTGCAGATTTTTCATATTTAGATTACCACCTCGAAAATGCTTCCCACGCCTTCTGAACATGGTAATGAAATTCTTTTGCGCCATAGTTCACAATTGCACCACGCGCCAGCGCCTCAAGCTCCCATCGCTGCGGCCTGATACCGTTCTGAGCAAGGTCAACGCGGATACGGGTAATTTGCATTCGTTCCGACCGGGTCAGTCTGGCCGATGGCGCTATTTCATGCGGTTTTAACGGGCTTCCGTTTCTTTGCTGACGGTTTGGTCTTCTCAGACCGTGTTTTAATGCACCTCTGAGCGCCCTCACGACCTCCTGGTCATTCCATTCGATAACACCGTCATCTACCAGATTAAGCACTGCTGCGGCGTGCTCAGAAGGTGTGGGAGCCGGTAACGAAGTATCACCACCGGTGAGCTTTCCACAGTTATTGACAGGACTCCGAGGCGCGGCGATGCCGCTTTTTAAAGTCAAAGGCTCAACGACCGGAACTTTCGGCACAATGCGCCAGTCCGTCGTTCTGGTGATATGAATATGACGCGCGCCGAGATGCGGCGCGTAAATGCCGACCACTCTCTCGACTTCTTCCTCGTACTCGTTAACTTCATCCGACGGGCTACGGGCGACTCTGACAGTCTGACAATCGCGCGGGACATTTGCCCCACCCTGCGCGCTGATATACAACGCAAAATCACCACTGTCTGCGGCGGCGCGTGCAGCCTCGACGCGCTCGTCAAACTCATCAGCAATGCTGACGCCGCGCGGCAATTTGCGTAGTTCACGGTAAGCCCCCATTGTCGGCAGGCCAACCGTTTTAAATTGCGGGATGCGCCACGTTGACGCCCATGCGGTAACAGCCGCTGCAGTGTCTTTCAGCGGCCTGCCGGTGTCGTTATCGAGCTGACCATCCAGTGCATAGCCGTCGATGTTTTTTGAAATGTATTTCGCGATATATCCCGCAGCACCGCCCCGGTTAAGGTGTTTTGCCTGAAAACGGTTTCGCGCGGCTCCTCTTTCGTCGCCATCCTCTTTGAGCGCATAGCGACGCATGATTTCGATAATCTGGTTACGCTGGCGTGAATTACAAAAAAGCATCATATGCCAGTGCGGCGTTCCGTCGTGGTGTGGCTCGACGACACGCAAACCGTAGACCTGTAAATCATTATCCTTGAATGCCGTGCGCATCAGGCTCCAGATACGGCAGAGATAACGCTGCGCATCCTTTGGATTAAATGCCTCATCGTTCCAGCCGTGATTAAGCTGCACGGTTTTACTTTCGCCTTTTCCTACCTGACGTGTCGGGTGATACTTTGACGGCGCGGTCAGCGTGATAAACATCCCCACATCACCCTCTGCAGCGGCGTAACGCTCAATACCGGCAATGGTGTTCATCAGCTCCATCCGGCGAATTTCAGGATTAGAAATACTGCCCATCACCTTACTGATAAGGTCGATGCGCTCGCCGGTTTCCCTGTTTTCAAGGTCACACGATTTAAGAAATTCCAGATTTGCCTGGCGGCGCGCACGCACATCACGAATGGCGTGTTTACTGGCATAAGGAGAACGGTCTTTATTGACCTCCCCGACAGCTATCAGTAACGCTTCATGCCAGCGCATACGCTGGCCTTTAAGCTGATGAGTCCACCACTCATCGTTAAACAGACGGGCAATGGCAGAATATGCCTGCCTCGTGGTCATCTGTCCTTTACGGTATTTTTTCCAGTAGAGCGGGGAAATATTGAAAGCACGTGCAGCGCCAGCAACATGACCATACAGGTGAGCCTGCGCCTCATCCGTAAACAGCGATTCTTTTTCACCATGCGCATCAACCCATGCATCGCAGAGTTCCTCATACATCATGAAAAGCTGCGATGAGATACGGGCGGCAAACTTTTTCAGCTCCTTGTCATTCATTCCCGGCAGGCGCGCATAGTGGTCACGCTCTGCCAGAAACAGCAACGACGCGTCGGTGTTCATTTCATGGCGCTGATTCACACGCTCAATGCGCGGCCATAAACGACGCTGAAAAGTAGATGTGAGGAAATAAAACCCGTGCACCGGGCTTTTATTGCGCCGGATGTAGTCATAGCGTGAAGTAAACAGCGAGCGCAAAAAGTAAGGCAGGCGGTTAATCGTGGATAAAACACCTTGCACCTGACGCATCTCGTCACGTGTAAGAGGTCTTTCGCGCCCGACAGCCTCGCGTGGCGCGTTCCATGCATAAGCACCGGTAAATGCCTTACCGGTGCCTGCGGTAAATGCTGACGGAGGGACAAAACACCCGGAGGCTTTAACGGCCATATGAGCCAAAAGCCTCTGAACAACGCTTGCTGAGTTGCTCAACCTGCGCGTTTAAATCAGCAAAAGATTTTGCGCTTCCGGTCAGAATATCGTGATGCATCAGGCCGGAAACGAGCTGGCCTAATTTCGGGTAATAACCAACCACCGCCAGCCATTCCTGACCGGCGTTTTTACCGCTTTCCGCTCTCTTTTTCTCGTGGAGAATAAACTGAAAGCTGTCACTGGTAACGACATAACGTTCGCCAATTTCAATACGAATACTCATGCCGTTCTCCGGTAATGTTTGTTTTTTGCTTCAAAGACTGACTGACAGGAAACACAACGCGTGGCTGACGGATAAGCCGCACGACGGGCAGCAGGTATTGGCGCGTCACACTCTTCGCAAACCAGCGCAGAAACACCGCAATGTTTTACCCTTGCCGCGTTAATCTGGCGCTCCAGTAATTCAGCCTGTTGTTCCTGAATAAAATCCACGTTGTCCGGCATTACCAGCTCCTTTTGTCGTTCAGCTTCTTAAATTCATCAGCGCAATAACTGGCGAGTTCTGTCGTTAATTTTGTCAGTTCATCCACTGAGGAAATTTGCTTGTGGAATACAGCGCGTTTAACAAGTAAATTGACCACATCAGACAGGAGGTTTAATTCACTCTGATAAATCGCGATAACAGATTCAGTTATTTCGCGCTTCTCTTTATCAATACCAAGTTGAATAAGAGACAAATCACCATTTTTCATAACGGCGATTTTTAAGGCGTTATTCAGTAATACAACCGAACGAGAACAGGACATCAAAGCACCTCCCCGCGAGACAATCCGATATTGTGAAATTTTTCCGACTCCTGACTGAGCAGCTCAACTATCTCCACGCGGGATAACTCCGCCTTTGTGATGTGGCGAATCATGGCGTCAAGATGAGAAGAAAAGCGCGTCGCAGCGTCGGCCTGTGCTTCGGTTCTGGCCTGTTGCAGCAGTAATGCGTATTTACCGCACTGATTTTCAGAAACTGTATGCATGACTTTCTCCAGGCAAAAAGAAGCCCCGCACGATTAAGTGCGTTAAAAACTCTGGTTAATTACTTAATGCAGATATTGCTCTGGTTTTACCGACGTCAGAATTGTCGGTGCATACTCAAACAGGCTGAATAATTCACGTAATGCACGGAATAAAGCATCACGCCAGTAACATGACTCTTCATTAATTCGCCAGTATGGCTGGTTAAATTCTTTTTCAGTCAATCCGGCATGCATAAATAAAGTACGACGCTGACTGACTGTTAAAAAACTAATATATGCATACTCACTTGCACCGACCTGACGACGTTTTGAGAATGCCCCACGCAATTCATCAATTGCACATACCAGTCGTTCACGTTCGACGTCGTTCATTTCTTCAAAACGCATCGTTGCGTGACGCTGTTTTAACTGCGCATGAAAGCAAACTGTTAGCCGTTCGCGCTCCATCATCTGATTATAATAATCACATGTATCCTGCCAGCGAGGAACGGCAAGATGCTTACCAATTATCCGGCGCATAGCTGCTGGCTGTTTTTCAACGAGATTGAGCGTCATCACTGTCATTTCCATACCCTCCGGCTTTTCAGAAAGGTCAGAGCCTTTTTTAACGGACTCTGTTTTTTGGTGCGGATAATGATTCCCTTACGCCCCTTACCGTGGGTGATGGTGAAGTCAATCGCCCTGGGGCTTTCGTTACGCAGTAACTGAGCAATACAACGAGGCTCATTCATACGGTTCTCCTTAACGTGGTTCACCGAGACCTAACCACATCAACCAGCCGTCACGAATCTCTTTAGGTCGGCTTTCATAAGCCAGTTTTAGTCCGTTATTCCATGCCGGAAGGTATACCCAATATTCACCTGCACGACCTGAAGCTGATTGTGGATCGGTCATATCAATTACAGGCAGCTTTCCTTTATCGATCATCCGACGAACCGCTCCTGTCGATTTTCCTATTAGTTTTGCGAACTCCTGATAAGGAATCGCATCAGTCATGAGTGTTACTTGCTTGCTCATGTCGTCCTCTAGCCCTCATGAATTGCGTTTAATGTCTTATAATGCCTTTTAGTGCCCACATCCAAGCACTAAACAATCTACATCTAAACTAAATACTATTGAGATCTAAACACCATGTCAAACACGATAAGCGAGAAGATAGTCTTAATGCGAAAATCAGAGTATTTGAGCAGACAACAACTTGCTGATTTAACAGGGGTTCCGTATGGCACGCTGAGTTACTATGAAAGTGGTCGTTCAACACCTCCAACAGATGTCATGATGAACATCCTGCAGACCCCACAATTCACCAAATACACTTTATGGTTCATGACCAATCAGATCGCTCCTGAGTCCGGGCAAATTGCGCCCGCTCTCGCACACTTTGGGCAAAACGAAACAACGTCGCCCCACTCCGGTCAAAAGACTGGTTAACAATTCATCGTGAATATATTCATCACAAGTGCCTACTATTGGTGGCTAAATTTCAGCCACCACGAAAAAAGCGATTAGTAGTCGCAAAAAAACACACCACTCGGAGGGTTTTCTGATGGCAATCAAAAAACTCGATGATGGTCGATATGAAGTGGACATCCGCCCTACTGGACGTAATGGAAAACGCATCCGTAGGAAGTTTGATAAGAAAAGCGAAGCTGTCGCTTTCGAGAAATACACGTTGTACAACCACCACAATAAAGAATGGCTATCAAAACCAACAGACAAGCGACGTCTGTCGGAGCTGACACAGATCTGGTGGGATTTAAAGGGTAAACACGAAGAGCATGGGAAATCTAATCTTGGAAAAATTGAAATCTTCACAAAAATAACGAATGACCCATGCGCATTTCAAATTACGAAATCGCTTATCAGCCAGTACTGCGCCACCCGAAGAAGTCAGGGTATTAAACCTTCGAGTATCAATCGTGATTTAACATGTATTAGCGGCATGTTTACAGCCCTGATTGAAGCGGAGTTATTCTTTGGTGAGCACCCTATCAGAGGGACAAAAAGGCTTAAGGAGGAAAAACCAGACACAGGCTATCTCACGCAGGAAGAAATTGCCTTACTGCTTGCTGCTCTTGACGGCGACAACAAAAAGATTGCGATTCTTTGCCTGAGTACTGGAGCACGTTGGGGAGAAGCAGCTCGTTTGAAAGCAGAAAATATCATCCATAACCGCGTCACGTTTGTTAAAACGAAAACAAACAAACCACGCACCGTCCCGATCTCAGAGGCTGTTGCCAAAATGATCGCGGATAACAAACGAGGTTTTTTATTCCCTGATGCTGATTACCCTCGCTTCAGACGAACAATGAAAGCAATAAAACCGGATTTGCCAATGGGGCAAGCCACACATGCACTAAGGCACAGCTTTGCCACTCATTTCATGATTAATGGAGGAAGTATTATCACGCTACAACGGATACTAGGTCACACGCGGATTGAGCAAACTATGGTTTACGCTCATTTTGCGCCAGAGTACCTTCAGGACGCCATTTCTCTTAATCCGCTAAGAGGTGGTACTGAGGCCGAGAGTGTCCACACAGTGTCCACAGTAGAGTAACGTTTAAGGGCTTTCAGTGGTAATTTATGCCGCTCAAACCCGCATTGTACCGTTGAAAGCCCCTACTGGTGACACCCTAAATCTCCCTTACACGGGCTTATTTTTTATGCATAAGCCCTATCCCTGGTCACCGTCTTCCATTGACCACATCGATAGAATCCTCCTTCATAGCACGATGCTTTTCACTTATCGACATCGTGCTCGCACAGGTTCCGGTTACGCACAGCCAGAACGCGCATGTTTGACGCTTACCAAAAAATGAACCTAAAGCATTGGAACATTTTTGACATCATTTTCTGATGGCTGCATAAAATAAAAATTCTGCTTTAGTTTCATCTATCTGTTTGTCATTATTACTCACATTCAATAATGGTGTTGAAGAATATCCCATCACAGATAAAATAAATATGTGCATGGTAGTCTTGAATCTATTCTCACTCTCCACATTTGAATGTCAGACGAGCGACGCCATGTAATCCTGCACCTTCTGTCTTCAGGTCAACTATCTGCATTTTTTTGCCCTGAGTAACACAGAAATGAACTGCATCATTTTTTACTATATTTTCTGCACCAGATATTCTACCCCTGGCTAAAGAAGCTTCGGCTTCGGTGTAGTATTGGTTATCGAGTTTACGCTGAATATTACTTTTATATGCAAGACCAAATTTACCGATACTTGTCTCATCATTATGTACAGCACACCCAGACATAAGAAAAACACTAATTAATGATATAGCAGCTATCTTTTTCAT